TAAGAATCTATTTAACTTTGACATATCATCAAATCCTTTCTATTATGATAATTCCCTGACTAATTAGTCAGAGAATTAAACTTTTTATAACATACCTACAAGCAAATTGAATTTTTCAGGTATTGTGAAATCTTCAAATGTGAAATCCATATCTTCATCAAGATATTCACCATCTGCATCAAATTTTGCCAAGATTCCACCATCCACATTACAGTCAACAAAGACAACTGTCTGTCTTCCTGCTGCTGATGTTGGGTCTTCATTTGTCACCTGAATTTCAAAATAAACATCTTCACCAGTGTCCTTGTATCGAAGCATCATTTCCCTAAAAATAGATGTGTTATAGTGGAAAGTGGCTGAACCAGTTCCCTTCCAACCTGTTGACTTGTTTCCTTTTCCTGTTTTTCCCAAGATTGGAACTTCAGTCTTTATCCTTTCAAACTTTGCTTCAAAATTTATAGCTTGCATGAAATTATATCTGTTTGAACCAATAGTGACAAAACATTCAGCAAGCTTTGCTGATAAGGTGTCTTTTGCTTTCATTACAACATTAGCCATTTATTTCACCCCTTCCTAACAAACAGTAACTGTCATATACAATTTAGCCATAGCATTAACAACTGTAATTACATCATCAACAACAACTGCCTTTTTAGTATCACCTTGTGATACTTTGATATGTTCATCCTTAAAATCTTCAATTGCTCTTATATCCTGAAGTAACTGATGATGCTTGACAATGTCTACCCAAAGTGAAGTTCTTCCTGCTTTATCATTTGGAACAACCCCAAGATATTTGGTATTGAAAAGCACTGCAATATCATTTGCGATTTGGTCAATAACTCTGACTGTTTGATTGTCCTTGAATGCGTCACCGCAAGTGTCTGTTGTAGTCACCATTGAATTTATATCTTCAAGAACTCTGACCTTATCACCAACCTGATGAAGTGTAAATTCACCATTTTTGATTGCATTTTCAAGCTGTTTCTGTGTGAAATCTACATTTACAGTAAATTCACCATCATACTTTTTATTTAAGTTTGATTTATTTACATCACAACCTGCTGTGATTCCAGTTACCCAGTAGACAAGGGATGCTTCTGACCAACCTTCATCAGTAATAACATTCTTAACATTGATTGCACCCATATAGTCAGCAGCTTGCTGATGAAGTACAACCTGGAACTTTGCACCAACTTCATCACGAAGTCTTTTACAGAAATTCTGATATAAAGATTTTGTGACACCATCAGTAACTACAACACCCATTGTGTTGAATGCAAATGCTTCAATCTTATTCAAATAAGCCTGATGCTGTGTTCCTGTTACTTTGTCATTAGTTCCACCTTGAAGCGGAAGACCTGCTGTCAATTCAAGGGATGCTTCTTTCTTAAAGACCACCCAATCATTATCAACAAGTTTAGATGTAGAAGTTACAGTTTGAACATCCATAACTTCTACACCAAGCACTGTCTGAACATCAAAACTTGAAGGTACATCCACATTGGATTTAACAACAATTTTCAAATCATTGCCCCTTGTTCCTGCATATTTAGCAGTAGCATAAGTATTTGTAGCTTTTTCACCACCGCCATTAAGTCTGTAAGCATATAGTGTTTTGATGTTTCTGAAAAGGTCACGCAAACCTTTTAATTTTTCATGTGTATAATCATAACCAAAGATTTTCAATGAATTCTTCTGAAAATCTTCATTAGTTACTTCAAATACATTTCCTGTGATTCCCCAGTCTAATTCAAGTGGCATTGTTGCAATACCCCTATCTGAAAGTGTTGCACTTGCAACCGCAAGGGAAACAAAGTTGATGTATGCACCAGGAAGCACTTTATTCTGAACAAGAAATGTTCCACCGCCTAAAGCCATACTAATTCACCTGTCCTTTCATAAATTTATCAATCATTGCATCCACTTCTTCAGTAGTTTTCAATGATTCATCAGTCCACATTGCGGATATTAAATCCCTGTATTCTTCATACTTCTTTGCCGAAGTAATCTGTTCTTTTGTGAACTTGTTCACTTCTTTTTCTTTTTTTTCTGCCATTTTTTATCACCCTTTCACATCTGTTCTATAACTGTGAGTTTCCATGTATGGTGTCTTTTCTCTTTCCTTGTAAACAAATAAATTAAAGTTCACAAAAAAGTTCAAAACCCCATCCACTGGTTCAGCATGTAATTCTGTTCCGTTGCACAAATCTCCATCAACTTCAATGTATTCAAGACAATTAAAAAGCCTTTCAGTTACATCATTTATTTCACTTTTAGCTTCATTTTTACTTTTAGGAAAATAGTGTATGCAAAATGAATTGGACTTAAAATATCTTTTTCCCAACACTTGATTCATTGCTGGATTTATGCAAACAATAGAAAAGCAAGGTTCTTTCAAACCTTGCTCTATATCTTCAGGGTATATTTCATATTCATCCCCAAATTCTTTATTCAGGGAAGCTATGATTCCATCAATTATTTTGTTTATCATTTGAAGCATTCCCCCAGTTTTTTCTTCAGTTTACTTTCAAGTATCTTGCTTGAATTTGCTTGAATTTCTTGTTCTGAAATTGTAAGCATGAACTTTCCTTCTACCCAACCATTATGATTTCTTGTTCGATGACCAAATTCAACATAACTTGCATATTTGACTGGATTCTTAATTTCTATTACATAAACATCACCATAATGATTTACATGTAAAGTATCCACATATTGCCTTGCACCATTGATATTTAACCCTTCAGAACCACTTCCATTTGACTGTGCAGTCCATCCCCTTCTTAATGTTCCACCTTTTACACCAGGTGGACAATCTTCAGGTTTTCTGACTGGTGTTCTTTTGATTACTTTAGCAAGTAGCCTTGCAGCAAGTTCCTTTGCACATGATTCAATGAACAATTCAACTTGATTATCTGTAAGTGATTGTTTTACATGCTGCCTGAAAGCATCCAGTTGTGCATAATTTACATTGTTTGCCATTATGACCACCCCTTGAAAATATCCAAGATTATTTCCTGATGTGTGTCATACATAGCAGGTTCACCGCTTTGTTTGAATTCAGTAGTCACATTATTTTGAGTGACTATAATCTTTGAACCTGGTGCTATTTTTACATCAGGATTTATAAAAAGTGTTGTGGTTTGTTTTAATGCTGATGCACCAGTGTCAGTTGGATTTGTAGAAGTAATTGTTTTGAATGAAAGTCTACAAGGTTCTTTTTCAAGCAATTTTACATCTTCAGATACAGTCGCACCATTAGATTTTTTAACTTTCTTATGTTCAACAATATCACATGTACCTTCATACATTGATTCAAGTGCTTTCCTTGCTTTTTTTACCATTTTAGCTTTCTGTAACATACCAAATCACCTTCACCTTTTGTCAGCAAATAATTCAAATACATTGTGAACTTTTCATCTTCTGATGAACCATTTGCAAATTGAATTGTTGTGTCACCTTCCTTAAGCTGTATAATTGCACTGCTCAAATCAAGTTCATTAAGTTCAAGTTTTCCAGTGTTTTTCAATGCAAGTAAAAATTCACCACATGTTCTGTCAACTGCAATTTCATGTAATTCAGCAGGAATAGTTGAAATGTTGCAGGAATTTCTGATGTGATTTTCTACTTTAGTAGCACAAAAGCCAATCACCCAAGCATCATCAATCTTTGCTTTATATCCAAATGATTCAAGCCTTTTCAGGACAGATTCAAAGAATCCATCCTGAAAACTTGTATTTGTTACAGAAGTTTTGATTGATGCAAGAATTTCTTTATTATCCATGCAACATCATCCTTTCTTAACCTCTTGAAATTACTTTACAAAGTGCAATTGATTTGTGTGGAATAGCTTCCTTTTCATCATTGATGATATTCCAGTTTGTACCTTTTTCAAGGTCTTCATTGGAAGCTGATGCAGTGATTGAAGAAGGCTTTTCAAAAGAAATACCATCAACACCACAAATATATCTATCACGCACATAAAGTGTGTCCTGACCACCATTTGTTTTTGCATCCCTTGATATTTCATAAGGTACTGAATCACCTACATCATCAAGGATGATTGAACCTTCACCAAGAATATATGTTGTATATACCATATAGTTTCCAGCTGGGTCAGTTACTTCTTCAGTTGGCATTCCATCATCTATAAGAACAAGTCTGCCATTCCATGTTGCAAGTGCAAGTTCTCTTTCAATACCATCAGCATCTGTCTGTGTCATGAACTTAACAAGTTTCATGTTTTCAAGGTTTGTAGCCACTTCAGAGTGCATGATTACAAGCTTGAATATGTTCTTGTTATCACCACAAGCCTTCTGAATTGCTTTATTTAGAGTAGCAACACCAACAACTGTATCTTCTGCTTTCTTTTCCTTTGTGATGTCAAAAGTATGCTTTTCAATAAATTCTTTTGCTGCCTTTTCTGCAACTGTACTTCCAGTTGTTTTCATAGAGAAAACACCTTTAAGAATTGCAAGAAGCATAGCCTGACGAACTTCAAACTTATAATCTGCAATCTGTGCAGCTACATTGTCCATAAAATCAACACCAGCTGTGATATTCTTTGAAAAACTTCTTTCTGTCCATGAATCCATTCTTGAAGCAACCACAAATCCTTGTTCAAAAGTTGTTGTGTTTGTACTTTCAATGTTCGTAGCACCATCATTATTCTGTGATGTTTTACCACTGATTCTTCCAAAGTATGGAATTCTTGCATATAAAGAACCAGTTTGTGTTGACAATGCTGCCTTTGCCTGTTCGTTTGAACCTACCGCACCACATTTAGCAAGTTCAGTCTTTGTTACATTTGGAATTCGCTTAACATAAGCACCAAATGCCTGTGGATTAAAACTCTTAGAATCAAATTTTGCCATGATTATTCACCTTTTCCTTTCAATTTTTAGATTTAATCAATTTTTACATCAGGATTTTCAGCCATGTAAGCTGTTAATTCTGAATAGGTCATTTTTGATATGTCAACCTTTCCATCACCAGGTTCATTTCCTGATTCTCCAGGTGTAGCACCTTTGACCTGTGTTTTCTTTGCGACTGTGTCAAACATGAATTTTGAATCTTCTGCTTTTACAAGTGCATCA